TGTGGCTGAAGGACTCATAGCACTACCAAATCCTGCTGTTGCTCCACCCACAACTGCTGATTTAAGAGGATCTTGCCCTGTAGCATAACCAGTTACTGCTCCTATCCCTGCACCTACTAATATTGGTTTAAGCATTATTTACCTCCCCCACTTGAAGTAGTGCTTGAACTAATTGGTGCTGGTGCACCATAAGCTCCTGTTAAATAATTATCTAATTTCATATATGGTTTATTTTCATTGTATTCAAACCTAGAAATATCAGCATTTAAAGCATTTTTTTCATAACCTTCATATGCTTGTCCTACATTCACAAGTTGGTCAATATCTGTATATTCTGCATTACCCATTTGTGGAGCTGATGCAATAGCAGCATCTTGTCTACCTCTTTCTGTTCCGTAGTTAGAGTAAGATAATTCTGCTGCTCTACTTGTTAAAGCATTGGCTAGATTTTCTGATGCTTTTGATTCCATCTCACCCATCGCACCTGAACCATATCTACCAGAAGCGGCTGTTCTACTACCAATGTCTCTAATAGCATTATTAAACTCTGAAACTGCAGGTCTAGCTGCACTTGCCATCATATCAGCAAAATATGGATTTCCTGCTGATAGTCTGTCACCTTCTATTGTGCTTAATTGTTGAGCTAATGCGGAAGGCAGTAATGGATTTCCTCTTAATGCCCTATCTTCTTTTGCTCCCAATCCTTCTAATGTCATACTACTTGCTCCAACATCAGTAGAGTCTGGATAATAATCTGGGCCTTCGGACTGGTATAACCCTTTGCTCTCACCTAAACCATAAGTTATGTATGGTAAAATAGCAGGATCAATTTCTGAAGTTGTTGATGATGAACCACCCCCTCCTTTATATTCACGCAATCCAGTCGTCGGGTTAATAGACCCTGAACCACCATGTGCTCTTAAAAGGTTAGCTTCCCATGTATTAACATGAGCAAGTTCGGTGTCACCTTCCCTACCTAGTTTGCCTAAATTTTTAGCTAACCAGTTATATAACCATATTTTTAACTTAATCATTCTATTTTCAACTCCATTAATTGATATTTTGTTTCATAACCATATAGCCTGTTCCATAACCTAGCTATACTGTCATATTTAGTAGATCCTTGTATTGCTGTACCACCATTTTGTTTGACCCAAGTTTTAAATTGTTCAAACCCTTTTTTTGTTACCATACCACCTTCTTTTTTTGTACCGATATAAGTTATGTAACAAACTCTTTCGTGTGGGTACATAACCCATTGCACAGTCAATGCACAATAACAAACGTCATCTTTCATAAGTAAAAGAAGCTGTTGTTGGCCTTGTGCTACTGTAAGTTTAAGTGTGTCGCTGCTAAATTCGCCATCACCTTTTTCTAAAGCTCTATTTAATATTGGTTCTGCAAGATACCAAAATCTTTGTACTTGGTTTGTAGGTACTACATAGAGTTTCATAGAATTTATCCAACGATTATATAATCATATGTTACATCAGTATTAGATGTATTTCTATGCCCTATAATAAAGCTACCTTTGGCTTTTGTTTTAATATATGTATAGTCTGACTCTGCTGCTGCATTTGCAGTTCTTGAAGACAATATAATAACTGAATCAAAACCTGCTCTTTCACTACTAACTGTAGTTTGTGTTACTGATGTTGCTAGAGTAAAAGTGCCACTGTTATTAGTCTTGCCATTCATGGCATTATTAACTATTTCTGCTACTGCTCTAGGGTCACCACCTTGATACGGAAGTGTACGATACATTCTAGGCATTATCTATTGCCTTGCGGTTTTAAGTCTACATCTACAGAGATTGCTATTTCCCAGTTACCTGTTGGTTGCACATTAAACCGATGATACCTACCTGCACTCCTTAAACTACACCTACCCTCTATGGTTGCTAGAACAAATGCACTAAACTCAATGTTGTCATCTAATTCTCTACGACTTGCTACTGCAACTTGAGCAGTTCCGTTATCTATTTGAGGCCTTGCTAGTGTTGCGACAGAGTTATAGCCTATCTCTACATCTGTAGTAATTAATTGTGGTGTAATTGGTGTGCCTGTAAAGGTAACAATTTTATTGCCTTTTGTACCTGCTAGTAGAAATTTGTCTCCAATAAATAATCTTGAGTCTAGTGATGCAGGCATAGAATCTATGTCTGTATAACCAAATACAGAACTTAAACCTTCTAATGATGTAGTTATAGAAGACATAGTGCCTACAACATCAGATGTAGTATCTGCTCTTGACCATTTTTGTAGTTCCCAGTTGTATATTAATAATTCTCTATTACCGCTAGTGTTAGCAAAATTCCATATTACAAGATTTTTAACAGGATCTACTGCTGCACTTATTGTGCTTAATTCTGTCATATCAACCCGGTTAAAAAAGAATCTATCTACTTTTTCTAAACCTATGTTTGTAACAATTTCTCCGTTTGAAGAATACCATCCATCATCTGATAACCAAAAAGACAAGTTACCATAGTTAATAACAGAGTTGCCTTCTAAACATCCTTGCCCATTTGATATGGTATCCATTTGAAAGAAAAGTGGGCTACCGACGTAAGATGCTCTAACTACCCCTTTTTCTAAAAATATTAAACCAAATTCACCGCCTGTTACTGCTTGAATATTACCGCCATCAGGAATAATTTGGTAATCACTTTGGCTTGTAGTTCCCGGTGTCCAATCGGTCTCATCATTAATATCGCTCCAGTTTACTTTGTTTGGTGTTGCTCCAATGTTAGCTGCAAAAACAAAGTCACGAACAATTGCAATATCTTTAGGTGCTGGTGCGGCTGATGCTACATCTGCAAATACTGTTGATGTTCCTATGGTCCATGCTTGTATTTTTACAGTTCCATTACAAGCTAATACCACTCCACCAAATTGTTCAAATTTAAATACACCAGAGCCACTATAACCACCTGATTTAGATACATCTGTTAAAACAAGGCTAGACATATTTAATTTAAATAATTTTGTAGCTGAACCTGCAAATACTTCTATAGTTGTTCCAAACTTTGCTACAAATACACTATTAAGATTTTCACTAGCAGAGTTAGAATATTCTGCTGCACTAGGAAAAGCTCCATAACCAATGCCTACAGGGTATACATTTTTAGCATCGTTTAAACTACCTGAATTATCAGGCAAGTCTGGCAACCAATCTTTAAACTGTAGTCTTTGTGTTGACATATTAAAATTTCATTATGTAAGCAAGTGAATAGTAAGGTGTAAGGTTTTGATTTGTTCCAGAAACACCTACAGTGCTAACAGTATTAGTTACAGTATGCACATGACCTCCTGCCGCACCTGAATTAACAGTTGCAGTTTGATTTGTACCTATACCATTTGTTTGATTCTGACCCCCTTGTTGGCTACCTATGTTTGTAACAGCGTGTACATGGTCAGGAATAGTATTTGTTGTTCCTGTAGATGTGTGTGTATGACTTACAATAACAGAATCTTTAGTGCCACCAGTTTGTGTAGCCGCTCCTGTTACTGTTGTTTTAGCTGCACCAGAAGAATCTGCATCAGCACAAATAACAAACTTATTTCTTAAATCAGGTGTTCCTAATGAGCCATTACATAATAAAAATCCAGTAGGAATAGTGGCTATAGTTCCTGACCACATTATAATCATTCCTGTTACAAATTCATTTGTAATTTGTAAATTAGCTCTAGCAGCAGATACTGTTGTTGCACCAGTACCACCAGAAGCAATAGGAATAGTGTCGCCACTATAACCTCCTTGCAAATCTCTAACTTGCTTCATCATTTCTCTAATAGCATTGTTAATAGTTGAAGGGCTACATCCTTGGTCAATATCAATATTATTAAGATCGGTATTGTCAGAAGCCGTAACACTCCATTGCGAAATTTTAGTCTTTGCCATAAATTTTTATCCCTTTCGTTTCCATGTGTTAGTTCCTACTGTTGAGTCTGTCCATATATCACTACCTGCTGTAACTGTTGACCATGTATTTTCTACTACT